CTTTAGGGGATACATTTGCCCGCCTGCCATTAGATATCACCTCCGAAACGCGCCGCAATGAGCGTATACGGTTCTTTCTCCTCCGCATTCTGCTCGTCCTCATTGTTCGCCACAGCATCCAGAAAGAGCGCCGTATATTGTTCTTCGCAATATCCCGGAAGCTGTGCATTTCCTGTGAGTTTAAATGCAATAGCTCCAGCAAGTTTCCAGCTGAGGGCTTCGACAAACTGCTCATCAAAAAGACCTGCGTCCTCGATGTCTGCCGTATACTCTGCCGAGACATTCGCTACATCGGTATAGATGACGCGCCCTTCTTTGTCACTGACAATCTGATACCCCGTATACGCAGGGATGTTGTCGAAATGCGCGTTATAGAGCTTGCGCAGCGCAACGCATGATGCGGGATAGCGATAGGCATAGGAAAAGCCCTGTGGCTTCTCCGTGAGCTCTGCAAGCTGCACACGCCTTGTCGCCCACGTCCACGGATATTTTCGCAATACGACGCGGCGGCAGTGGTCGTAAAACTGACTGCATACACGCGCCGGCTCGCTTGCTTCTGTGAGTGCCTCGACTGTATCAATCCCAATTCGCGAGAGTGCGAGATTGCAAACATCGATCTTATCCATCATTCCACCTCCTTAAAGAGAAAAGGGGCTGACGCACGAAAACACTTGTCCCCATACATCAGCCCCACTCCTTATTTCTTGCGTCCTCTCTTTGCCGTCGTCGGAATCTCCTGCACGGGCGGCGTATCGTCGTTCACATCGCCCTCATTCGGAGTATCCTGCACGGGCGGCGCAACCTCTTCCAACGCATCAAAATACGGAGGCACTTCCACCTCCGCAGGAAGATCAACAACCTCGTCTTTCTCATAGAGCCTGTTGCGAAACTGACAGGTCGTATTCACGCGATATTGCATTAGAGATTCACCGCCGTTCCAGAGCTCATGTACGCCGTAAGCTTACCGCCCGTGGGCGTAGTTCCTGCAATCACAAGGCGTACATAACGATTGCCCGTGCGAATCGGCGCATAGAACTGCGCGAGCGTCGCCGCCTTCTTCGTCTGGTTGATAGAGGTCGGCACAGTTACACTCATCTCAGTAACCGGCGAAGCAAACGCCGACGTCGCCGAGGACTGAACCGTGATCGTCTCCACCTTGCCCGACGTGACAGGCGCGGTAAGCTTAACGTCGATGAAAAGCGGATGTACGAACGCACCGCCGAGCCCGATGTCAAGCACCGAACTCGTAACGGATGCCGCCGTTGCAACGTCATTGCAAAAGATCAATTCGTTATCAATATAAGCCATAACTTATACTCCTTCCTTAGTCAATCTTGCTCTCAGTGTTCAGGATCGCATCGCAACGCAGAACCGGGACGCCCCAGAAATGCGTGATCTTCTTACCGCCGAACTCGTCGATCGAGAGACGCACATTTGTCTTCTTGGACGCGAGGATGTCAAGATACGTCTGGACAGCGCGATTTCCGAAGAATGCCATCGTGCACTTATCGGGATTCTCAATCTGGTTGTATGCGCGGATGAGGTTTTCGACAAACGCATCTGCTTCTGCACCAGCAAGCTTGCTCGTGTCGATGTTGGCAACACGAACGACATAGCGAGGGTCACGCACGCACAGCCCCATATCCCAGTTGTACTGCGACTCGTAACCGTAATACTTGCCGCCATCCTTGTCGAACAAGGATTGCCGACCATTATCCTTATACCTAAATCCTGCACTCGTCCCCTCGGGGAAAATTCCATAGACGGTATCCTGCCCGTAACCAACAAGCCACAGCGAGGTCAGGGCGTTACCCGTGCCGCCTGCGTCGATGATCTGATCTGCCCAAATGCGATCCTGCGTTGTCTTGCTGTAGTAGTAGGCAGAAAGCCCCGTGAACTTCGCCGGCGTGACCTTTTCGTCTCCATAGAAGAAGGTCGACGCCATCTCCTGGTTCATCGCCTCCTGATAGGCTACGTTCTCAGAAAGTCGCCATGCGTTGTCATTGCCGTTGATCTGCATCAGCTTCTCATCAATCTGTGCAAAGGCTTCCATGCCACCGCAGGTGAAGGATTCTGTCTTGCTCTTGGACTTGCCGGGCTTCGTGCCCTTGTTGATGATACGCCATGCCACATCCGGCAGTTCTGCACGGATAAGCGCCGTCTCCATCGTCTTCTCGTTGCACTGCTTGAACGGCATCACGTCAAGAATACGGTTCGTTTTGCTCTGCAGCTCGATGATCTTCTGATGCGCGAGCTGTCCCTGCGCACCGAAACGCGCTGCCCAATCCTGCAAAGTTACGCAATCACTCATGTTTTATTCCTCCAATTCTTAATACTTACTGTTCGCAAAAAGTACATCTGCCGCCGACGGCTGTGCAGCGGCCTTTCCGTCCGGCGCATTGTCCTCCTTCAGAAGATGACCGATGCGCTGCAAGAACGCCTGTACCGCCGGATGATACGCAGCACCGGATTCAATCAAGGCGTTCATGGCATCGTCGCCACCGAATGTGTCCACAGCGATCTTTGCCGCCGCAAGGTTCTCAGGGGTATTCAGCCCCTTCTTGGCGCATTCGTTCATCCACTGGTTTTTGATCTCTTCCGCCTGCCGCTGCTGCTCCATCACAATGTCCGCATGCATCTTGAGCAGGCTGTTCGCCTGTTCCTGCGTCATCCTTGCTTCCTTTGCAACGGCCGTAAACGCTTCTTTCTGCTCATCCGAGACTGTCAAACCTTCTGGAAGATTGAACTCATACACATCGGGAATAACAGGCTCCTCCTTCTGAAAGCCAAACGGATTTTCAGGGGGTGTTTCCTGCTGCCCATCGGGCGGATTGTTCGGCGGTGCAAGAGGTCTCTCCTGCGGCGGTGCGGGCGGTGTGCCCTCCCCGCCCTGCGGGTTAGTATTCGTCGTCTCGTCCATGTTCTAATTCCTCCATTCTTCTTTGATGCTCACGGCGCATCGTGTATTCCAGCGCAAGCCCATCCTCGGATTCGCTCGCAGATTCAATGCGGCGGATGTTCCGTAGAATCTCATCGCCAACCGAGCGCCGTCCATTGGCAAATATGTCCTCGCGCCCGTTCCCTGTTGTGTAGTGTTGATTTACGCAGCAGAGGTCAAGCACTTCCAAAACAAAACGACGCCCTTCCGGACGCCGCATAATGTTTTCAAGTGTGTCTAAATCCATACATCAGCCTCCCCCCAGAATGCTGCCAATCGTGTTTTCATTGACAGGCGTTTCGGAAAGGAGCCTTGCCGCCTCTACGCTGTCTCTCAGCGGCTTTGCCATTGCTGCCGCCTGCTGCATCTGCTGTTCCTGTTGCATCTGCTGCGCACGCTGCTGTCGCATCTTCTGCACATCCTGCTCATCACGCATGATCGTTTCAGGCGTGCCGGACATCTGTGCATGCTCGCGGATTGCCGCATCAAGATCAAGGTTATCCATGATCTCAGGCGACGCACCCATAAGATTCCCTGCAATCGCAAGGGTTTTCTCCATTGCGTTTGTTCCAACAGCTTTTTGCGCCTGTGCAAGCAGCGAGATAAACTCCGCCTTGATACTCTCCTCTTGCCCTTTGAGTTCTTCCGGCAACGGAGGCAGAAGCCCGTTGCGGTAGCAAATTTCAAATGCCCGCCGTGTGAGTGGTGCAAGAACCTCGTTGTGCATCTGTTCCAGTACAGGCGAAAGCATGAGCAGCTTCTCTTCATGGCGCTCTGCGACTTCGCGCGCGGTCATCTGCGGATTGTCCTGCTGTGCAAGCATCACAAAGAGATCATTGTAAAACGCTGCGCCAATCTGCTGCTGCTTGTACTGGATTGTCTGCATGACCTCTCCGCGATCACCTGTCGCCTCATAGAGCGGGCGAACCCCATTGATCATGTTATCCGGCACAAGTGTTTCTTTGCCCGGCAGACGGTTGACCTTGCCAACCGAGGACGGGACAATCAACGCAGGGTCAGAACGATGCTCTAGGAGACGCATATTGATCTTCTCGATCTTCTGCAGCTGCATACAGTTCCCGAGCGCATTGTGCCCGGGTCCAACACCGTAAATCCCGTTGGCGATCACCGTCCAGCGCGGCATCAGAAACGGGACTTCGTGATATCCACTGACCTTCAGAAACACATCGGTCTGCGCATCCTCGAAATAGTAGGACTTGTACTTGAAGTTGAGCAGTGCATTGGAATCTGGCTTGTAGTCAGCATTCTTCTCAATGAGCATGGTCACAGGGAAATAGTCTTTGAGATTCTTCGCACGGTACGCGTTACGCACCGCATCGCTTACAACGTCCTCGCCGAACTCGTCCACCATCTGCCACGCATTGAGCTTGAACTTGCGTGCAAACTGTACGACACGCCCGCGTGCATCCACATTGCCCGCGTACTCGCCGCAGGTGTAGGGACGTGCCCAAACGCCTGTGTTGAAGTCCTCAAGAAGAAGTGCTGCACCCGTGCCGAATTGCGTAAGCTCCGCCTCGATGTTGAGCAACATGTTATAGATATTGCTCTTGGCATAAATACCCATGAGCACATCCTGACACTCCTCGAGCCAGAGCTTCACGGTGTGATACTCCGCGAGCTCCTTGTCCTGGAGCCCGAGTGCAAACCACGGACGAGACGGCGACGTAAGCCCCGAATGCAGCCCTGCGGCACATTTCCCGCTCGCCTCCATTGGATATGGGTCAAGCAAGCAATAATCGCGGCGTCTGCCATCCTGTGTCTTATCCTCGTCAAATCGTCCGCGTGTCGGATTGATATACTTACTGAGTTGTTTCCATGTACTCTCGAACTGCGTACGCTCGGTCATCATCTGTGTAACCAGATTTTTCTTGCGGCGGATGGCATCGCTGTCGCGCAGCATCTCCTGTATTGCTTTTGGCATCTGTGCCATAGAGATCACTCACCCAGCAGAGCTTTTTTGATGTTGCTCATCATATCCGACATCCCGCCAAAAAGGCCGCCCGTCTTGTCCGTTGACGCACGACCTCTTGCTTTTGCAAGCTTATCGTGGATCGACTGACGCTCTCCCGCAGTTGCGCTGTCAATCGTCGCCGCAGCAGTAGAACCCGGCGCACTCTGTTTCACTGGCGGAGCACTGCCACCGCCTCCACTGCCGCCGAACAACTGCAAATCAAACTTCATACCACATTCCTCCTTTCAAGGGTCACATATCCGCAAACGGATCGTATTCTGCCGATGAGGCATCGTCTCCAATCCCTCCCGCAGACGGATTTATATAAACCGGCCGAGCGAACGTCAGAACAAATCCATCGGCAAGATCAGGGCTTTTGCCTGTCCGCTCCTTGAGTTTGTCTTTCGGCTCCAGAATGATTCGCCCAGTCGGATTGAACTTGTACTCTACCGTGGATAACTCTGTCTTGAGCTCCGCATTCTGCGGGATTGCGCCGCCGGATTCGAGCCATGCGCGGCATTTGAAATACATTTCCGCGCGGATATTGGCGTAACGCTGTGCATCCATTGCCATCTCGCCGAAGTTGACCTCCGACACCTGATAGCGCAGCTGACGCAGACGATCAATCACACCTGCACCCATCGCCCCCGCATCGATAAATGTCGCGTGCGGATGATGCTGATTGATGCAGTCAATCACACGGCTTGCAGTCTCCATCGTGGAGAGCCCCGTAAATGTGCGCACCTCTTTGAGCCATAGCCCTTGCCGAATGCAGAGAACAGTGCGGTCATCACCGAAACGCGCTACATCCACGCCGAGGATCACAGGCTGTCGGAGCACATCATCA